TAGAAACAGCGACATATGAGTTGACATTACCATCAAGTGATGTACAAGTCAAGTACAGACCTTTTCTTGTAAAAGAAGAAAAGATTTTGTTACTAGCCATGGAGTCCGATAACGCTGGCGAGATTACCAAGGCATTAAAAGAGATTGTTCACGCATGTACATTTGGAAGTATTAATGTAGATGTATTACCAACATTTGATTTAGAGTTTATCTTTTTAAATGTTCGAGCTAAATCAGTAGGTGAGGTTGCTAAATTAAAGTTACTTTGTCCTGATGATAATGAAACTTACGGAAATGTTGAGTTAGATTTATCAAAAGTTGAGGTGCAAGTTGATGACAAGCACACAAATGAAATAGTAGTAAATGATAAAATCAAAATGAGATTAGCATATCCTACTATTGATACTTTTGACCCTACACAAGACGCAAAGACATTGAAGACACAACAGTTATTTGATGTGATTGGAAATGTTGTTTACGAAATTTATGAAGGTGAAACTGTACATAAAGCAAGTGATTATACAAAAGAAGAAATGCAAACATTTTTAGAATCATTATCAACAGATGTGTTTGTAAAAATTCAAGATTTCTTCAATACTATGCCACGATTACAACATGAGGTTGAGGTAACAAATCCAAAAACCAATGTGACTAGTAAAATTATGCTAAGTGGGCTACAAAGTTTTTTCGGATAGCCCTCTCACATGATAACCTAGAGAATTATTTTCAGGTGAACTTTGCATTAATGCAACACCATAAATATTCTTTAAGTGAACTAGAAAACATGATACCGTGGGAGAGGGAAATTTATATGGACCTATTAATAACCCATATAAAAGAAGAAAACGAAAAGGCTAGGGAGAGGGCACAAAAAGGAAAATGAGTACAGAAACAAAAAAAGTAAATTTAGAATTAGAGATTGACACTTCAACAGTTGACTCTAGTAAAAATAAATATCAAGGTCTAATTGACATGGCAAGAGCTGTTGACGCTTGGAGAATATTTCCAAGATTGTTCTTAACAGTTTATATTATTCTATTATACAAATGTGTAATATGGTATATGAACTTGGCGGCTCCAACTATGGAACAGAGTGGGTTAATCAGTATCGTTGTTGGTGCTGGCGCTGCCTGGTTTGGTCTATACACAGGTACAAGTAAGAGTAAAAAATAATGGCAGATAATAAGGGTAAAACTAAAGGCGCAATGCTATCAGCTGTTCAGTCAGCTCAGATGGCCGTAGGTTCAGCGTTAAAAGGTGGACAAGCAGCTATGGGTGGTGACGGCGGTGCTTCACAATCAATACCTTTATTAGAAGATTTAAGGTCTATCGGTAGAGAGAATGAAAAGAATACAGAGAGTATGCTTAGCATTTTCAAGGCAATGTTTATCTTTGATAAAGAACAAGCCGCTCGATTAAGAGACCAATCAAGAGAAAATAAACAAGAAGTGCCAACAGGTCCAACTGGTGGTATGAAAGGTGATATTGGAGAACTAAAAGAATCTAAAGGTATACCTGGTGTATTGGCAGCTGCGGCTGCCTTGACAGCTTTGGCTGCATTTGCCAGAGGTACTATGTTCGAAGACTTGATTAGATTACCTGGTCAGTTAAAAGGTATCAAGGGAATGGCCACCTTTGCAAGTGGTGTTACTAAAATTGGTACACTTGGTCTAGGTGCAAAATTCATAGACAATGCAACAGACAGTTTAAAATTATTTAAATCAAATTTCTTTTTAAGATTAGACGAATTAAAGTTAGCGGCGAGTAATAAATTTAAAGCAATAAAAATGCCAGCATTTACAGGTCTTGCAAAATATATTGATGATTTGGATTTTGTAAAATTTATTAAGAATTCAAAAGGATATTCATTAGCAGTTACTTCATTAAAAGGTATTCAATCAGGTATCAATGGTATAATTACACCTATGAAGGCAGCCTTTGGTGCAATATTTGGTGTCGCTGGTGCTGGTCCTGCTGGTGGCGGTGGTGCTGCTAAAGGTGCATTAAGTAAATTGTTTACACCATTGAAAGCAATAGGTAATGTGATTGGTAAACTATTCTTGCCTATTACAATCATCATGGGAATATTTGATGGTTACCAAGGTTTCATGGATGAGTTTGAGAAAGAGGGTAGTATTCTTGACGGTATCAGAGGTGCAGTTACAGGTATCGTAGATGGATTTATTGGTGGTCTTGTTAGATTGGTGACAGACGCAATAGGTTGGATGTTAGAGAAGTTAGGTTTTGAACATTTAGCAACAATCATTACAGATTTTGGTAATGATATTACTGCTAGTTTTAGTACGGCAGTAGGTGGTCTTGTTGACTTTGTAACTGGTATATTCTCATTAGATTTAGAAAGAATTACAAAAGGTCTTAAAAACCTAGTTGGTGGTACAGCAGACTTCTTATTTACACTTGTTACAAAACCAGTTGACATGGCAATTGCCTTTGTACAAGACATATTTAATCTAGGTGACCCCGAAAATCCATTTACAATAAAAGGTTTCTTATTTGGTGACTCGGCAACAGGTCAAAAAGGTGTAGTAACAAAAGCAATAGAATTTTTTACAGACTTGTTTAATTTAGACGGCATAAAAGAAAAGTATGCCAATATTAAAGCAAGTGTTATGGATTTTGGTAAGAGAGCCAAGGCAATCGTAGCTGCTAGTGCAGCCTTTGTCAAGGCAGGTTTTCCAGGTGGTGAATCACCAACAGAGGCATACAAAAGAGTTTATGATGAGATTATGAATTCAGGTAGTGATAGTGCTGGTACAGGTGGTGATGTAAAAGGTGGCGAAGAGATTGTAAAATCTAGTGTAACAAATGTCGAGGGCGATACAACTGAAACAACTTACAAAACTGAAACACTTAATAGGTATGGTAAAAAAGGTGAGGACCAATCAGTAACATATATTGATAACTCTACTAAACAAAATAACAATACTAATAATAATAAAAATGAAACATACACAGGTTCATTGACAACAGGTAGTGATTCATATTTTGATAGAGAAGCCTACGGTGGTGCCTAGTATTGACCAAGGTCTTTCTCGGTAATAATCTTAAATTGCATACCCTTATCTTCACAGTATTGTCTAGCGGCAGACCATTTGGCCTGATTTTTAATATACTCAAATGACTCACGCATATATCTTTTTGATTTATTTGCTTTTGGCGGTTTGGGTTTCACTGCTTGCCGGGAGGGTTTTATCTCAATCATGTACTTATCACCATTCACAGTCTTTACAACAAAGTCAGGAAAGTATCGGTGATATTTTTTGTCTAGCGGGCTATAATATCTAACAGGCAATTCTTCACTTGCCCAATGCGTAATATCTTTGTTTAAATCACAATAACGCATGAACCGTCTTTCTAATAGTGAACGATACACTATTTGACTGGTATTGCCGACATATTTCTTTGGATTGGTTGGTCTATATAAACCTTTATAACTCTTTCTCATATCACTCTTATTACCTATATAAATATTACTAACTAAGGATTATTTATACATGTCATTTAAACCATTTAAACAAGTCGCAACAAATTTTGCCATACCTCATGTTAGTAAGATTATTAATAATTTTACAAGTGGTGGTAGTCAGAAAGACGCAGGTAAAGTAGCGGCTCAATTGTCGAAGAAGTCAGGTATGGAGATACCAGATAGTCCTTCACAAAAACAAACAGCAAATCCTTTATCATTTAGTCCACAACAATATCCACTAGACCTTGGTAGTAATGAACTTGGTCACTACATATTATTTGAATCAGGTTTTGTAGGATATAGTCCACAGACAAGTAGTTTTAGGTCAAAGAGAGTACAAACAGGTACAACAGGACCGGCAGGTAAATATAAAACTTATGCTTATGAACCATTTGAGAAATCAAAAATTACAGCAAAAACACCATCACATTCTATATCAACTTCAGGCATTGCATTGTATATGCCGACAGGTATTAAAACAAGTTACAATCAATCATATGACGCAGACACAGAAACAGGTATGGTTGGAGATATAGAGGCAGCTGGTGTTGCTATTGGTGGTGCAGAGGGAACTGCCGCTAAAATTGAGGCTGCATTACAAGGTGTCGTAGGTGCAACAGCTAGAAATGCTAAAAAGATTTTAGGTGAATTTGTATCACTTGCTGGTGAAGGTGACCCCGTAAGATTTATGGCAAAGAGAGCTGGTGTTGCAGTTAATCCTAGAAACGAGGCATTTTACAATACACCAAATCAAAGAACATTCTCATTCACATTTGATTTCTGGCCTAGAAATGAAGCAGAGGCAGTCGCAGTAGAAAAGATTATTGCTATATTTAAATACAATTCAGCACCAGGTTTTAAAGCAGGTACAATGGGTTCAGTATTTACTACACCAAACTATTGGAAAATTAGTTACATGTTTAATAGTGCAGAGAACACATCATTGAATAGAATTGGTGCTTGTTACTGTACAGATGTAGAAGTTGATTATTCGCCAGACGGACAATGGACTACATTTGGCGATGGTAAACCTGTTCATACTAAATTGACAGTTAATATGTTAGAAGACAGAATTATTACTAAACAAGATATTGAGCAAGGCGCATAATGAAATACTTTAATCAATTTCCAGGTATAGACTATGACCTAAAAGGTGATGGCAATACAAAAGAAGTAACAGATATTTTTAGAAGAGTCAAGGCAAGAAGTAAGATTATAGACAATGTTACAGCATTTGACAAGTATGATGTACAAGAGGGTGAGAAACCTGAAGACATTGCGTACAAAGTATATGGCGACACAGATTATTTTTGGGTTGTAACACTTGTTAATAACATTGTCAATAGATATTATGACTGGCCATTAGACGAGTATGTATTTCAACAATATGTACAAGACAAATACACACAACCAGAAGCAGTACATCACTATGAGAAGTTACAATCGAGTGGTAGACAAGTGGGAGAAGGTCCTAGTGACTATTCACACTATTGTGAGTGTAATGAAACAGAGGCAGGCGCAGAGGCAGTTACCAATATACAATACGAAAGAAGAATACAAGATAGTAAAAGGCAAATTAAATTACTCAATAGAAATTATTTACCTGCCTTTGAAAATGAATTTAGCACTTTGATAAGAAGATAATGATATGGCAAATGACTCTAATACTTTAGATAAAGTCGGTAAGTATAACTTAGCCGAACTATCAATAATATCCTACAGACAAGACAAAGAAGAAAGTAAACCAAAGTTTATAGACATTAAAGGTATTATGTTGTCTATGACCATTACCGAGGATATATTCAATAGTAATTTATCAGGTGCAGTCACCGTATATGATACGCAAGATGTAAGAACTATATTTCCACTTACTGGTCTCGAAAGATTAGCAGTCAAGTTTAATACGCCAGGTTATCCTGGTTTTGATATGACCGAGAATGAGGGTACACCATTTCAGATATACAAGGTAGATAGTGTAAGAAAAGACCCTAATAATGATATCGGTCAGTTTTATAAAATCTATTTCTGTTCGCCTGAAATGTATAATAATCAAGTTGCTACAGTCAGTAAGGCATACAAAGGTCCTATTGAGAACGCAGTAGAGGATATGGTACGGTCAAAGAAATACCTTAACAGTAAAAAACCATTGTTCATTGAAGAAACAAAAACAAATGCCAAGTATGTGATACCTAGTTTGAAACCATATAAGGCAATTAGTTTTCTATGTTCACAAGCCATATCAGGTAAATACAATAATTCAGGTTATAGGTTCTTTGAAACAAGTCAAGGGTTTCATTTTAGAAGTTTAGAATCCATGTTGGCGTCTGGTGGTGCAATTGCCAAACCGTCTATGTTTAATTTCCAATCGCAGGTAAATATGGTCAAAGACACCGACAAGGGAGATGAGGTCAAGGACATTGAAAGAAGAATGATGGCAGTTATTAAATATGAGTTTAATAAACCTGTTGATACATTGACCAATATTATAGATGGATTTTACGCCAACAAATTAATAGTACATGACGCATTTAATAAGACTATTAAGACGCATGATTTTAATTACAAAGACAATTTTGAAAAAGGTTACCATACTGAAACAATAGGTGAGGATAGAGATAGTGATAAACAGATTATGCCTAATGCTCAACTAAATGACATGGGCAAGAGTTTATTTGAATTCGCAGATAGTAAGAAGATGGTGGTTACCGAAACAAGTAAGGTGCATAATGACTATGAATTCGTGCCTACAAGTGATACATTACCAAAGATAGTCAGTCAAAAGGCAGGATATAAGAATTTAAACCTATCACTATTAGTATATGGTAATACACAAATCAACGCAGGAGATATTATTAACTTCTCCGTGCCTGTTATGCAACCAGGAGAGAAGGCCGACCCTAATCCATATACCAATGGTAGATATCTAATCATGGCGATTAAACATACTATATCCACAGAGGCACAAAGACATGAGATGACATTAAGATGTTTCAAGGATAGTGTTAGGACGCCATATCCGAGTGAAACCGACCCATTAATCATAGATAAAGACAATTCGGTCAGAGTTGATATATACAACGAGGATAACATAGAGATTTAGAGAATCCGGCGCTTATTAGGTGACCGGCATATTGAAAGGCAATATAATGAGAAGAACGAGAGAAGAGAAACAAGCTATTGTGTGTACACCAACCACAGGATGTGTAGAGGGAGATATGTTAGGACAAATACTAATATGGGTAGAGAGGCAAAACAGACCTTATTCTCATAAATTGCATAGGAAACAACTGAAAAAGTATTCATTTTTGAGTAGGTCAGAGGTTGCCAGTATGATTGCTTCGAGGAAGTCACCGAGTTTACTCAAACGAGCTTTTGAGTGGTTTAAACGACCTCTACGCAGATTTAAAGCATGGGAAAACAACAAGTTAGAGGGTACGCCTAAGTATTTACAAGGTGTGCGTAAACAAAAAAGAAATGGTAAATAAATGCGTATGCTTGGTGCTTTAAAGGCAGGCATATATCGGAAAAAATAACATGTACGACAAAGATTTTCTAGGAAAAAATAACTTTATTTGGTTTAACGGCGTAGTCGAAGACCGACAAGACCCACAGAAGCTCGGCAGGCTGAGAGTGCGCTGTGTGGGGATTCATACGGACAACAAAGATGATTTACCTACGGCAGATTTACCGTGGTCGCAGTTGATTCATCCTATTACTTCTAGTGGTATAAGTGGTTTAGGTTCTAGTCCAGGTTTTATTGTGGAGGGAACTTGGGTGTTTGGTTACTTCCGTGATAGTTACAATATGCAAGAACCTATGGTAATGGGAACTTTACCTGGCAAGCCGTCTGAATTGGCGGATGTTAATAAGGGTTTCTATGACCCTAACGGCGTTTATCCGAAATACAAAGATGAGGTGGACACGAATCGTCTGGCCATTAATGATACCAACGCACCACACCTAGGTTTAGAATTACGAAAATTAACAAGGAAGACTGGCTTCCCTACAGCAGACTTTGATACAGTCGCAGTCGAAGACCATAAAAGCGTACCTATAAGTGCGTCAGATGGTGACACATGGAATCAACCTGATATACCGTACAAGGCCGTTTATCCATATAATCATGTGTTTGAGAGTGAGAGTGGACATATCATGGAGATTGACGATACCAAAGACCATGAGAGG